GCTGGTCACGAGTTGGATAATCTCAGAGTCCGCTTAATGCAAAAGGGCTTCACTCCAGAGGAAGCTGAGATGGTGTGTGACGCAGCTGCAGGAGACATACGCAACGCTGTACTAGATTTAGTTAGTGATGCGCTTTCAGAAGCAGTTCAAGAAGGCGGCAGCAAGTCTACGCTTTTTATTGAAGAAGTCATGGCAGTTAGAGACGGCGCTATATTTAATATAACTACTAAATCAGGAAGAACCGATTTCACTGAGGCTCCATTTCCAATGCTACCTAGACTATTGCAAAATGCTAAAGTTAGCTATGATGGCGGACTCTACAAGCGCATACCGATGAAAAATAAGATTAGCGAAGATAGTAAAGCTAAAACTATAGAAAAAGCTTTAGCTAGCATAAATAAGCAAAGAGAAGTTCTTAAGGCACAAAAAGATGCTAGGGTTGCTGCACAACGTGGCGGATCTGCTGATCCTATTGAAGATGTCCACAGCATGACAACTGAAATAGTGGCTGCTGAAGAGAAGCGCATGACTCAGATTGAGACTAACGCTACTCAGTTTAGAACAGCTAGCTCAAAACAAGATCCGAATAGTAAGTGGGTAAGATCTGGTAAAAAAGCAGACATGACTAGCAGCTTGAATAAAATAAACTCAGGACTACACGATAGTATCGATGCTACGATAAAAAACATAATTGACGCCTATTCTTCTAATAGTGGGGGTGTATAATGGCATTTGTAATGTCAGAAGTTGCCCTACAAAGACTCGTACAAATAGGTATATCAAATCTTAAGAATAACAGAGACGCATTTAACTGTATATTTGCTCAATTTTTAAGAGATGACATGAGTGCGTCATATGGTCAAGCTCATATAGACAAGATCTATAACTGGTTTACGACTACAAAAATACCTGTATTGCAGGCCTGGTCGTTTGACCCTACGAAAGTACCGTCATTTAGTATTCACCTTGCTGATGAAAGTGAGGACGAGTCTAAGGCAGCAATATCTGACTATTTTGGAGCTGGAGAAGACGCAGAGATATTGACAGGTGTGAGCAGCGTGTCGCTAGATATAGGCATACATGCAGATAAATCCAAGGATCACGTTCTTTGGCTTTACTATATACTTAACTATATTTTATATAAAGAAAAGATGGTGGGCCACGGATTAGGCCTGCAATTATATACATTTAGAGCTTCTGAGTACAATAAGGAAAGCAAATACATGGCAGATAACGTTTGGTCTAGATGGGTTAGATTCAGATGTACTGTACAGAATTATCTAGATGGCGATAATTACATAGATAATATGGAACTGGGTCTAAGTATAGATGTTACGGGAACCGTAAATGATCTGCCTACAAACACAAGCCAATATGGGAGCGGTCTATGAGCGACAGCATTATGAAAGAGATTAAGAAAATGGAGCAGGAGCGCCGCCAAAAATCAGGTGGAGAGCCTTCGCAAAGAAAAGTACACTTTGAGTCCTGGTTTAATCAGAGAAAGCATGTAATTCCAGAGATTCATAAAAAAGAGGTGCTTGTTGCAGACTTTAAATCTAGGGGTCTAGGGCTAGAGGCCTCGATGGAAGAGTTCGATCGTGCACTTCGTCTCTATGGTGTTAAATTTTAACTAAATATGCCTGTTATAATAACAGCAACAACTAATGATCTAATTAGGAGATAGTATGGCAATTAATGTATCCTTCAACGGCGCAACGATATATAGACCTGGCGCTTATTCGAAGCTAACAATAGATCTTGGCGGTAATTTCCCGCTTGGAGCTACGGGTCTAGTAGCCATATTTGGCGAATCAACAAGAGGTAAGCCTGGCAGTGAAGAATCTAATATGTCTAGAAATTTCTTCTTGCCTAATCAAATATCTGAAGTGCGACAAAAATATGGATCAGGTCCTATTGTAGACGCCATGAGCTTCTTGTTCTCTCCTGCATCTGACGGAGCAATTCCTAGCGGAGCACAAGTTGTTTATATCTATAAAACTAATGCATCCACTAAAGCTTCATTAGCATTAGCTAATTCTTATGCTACAGTGCGTTCACTAGAACATGGTGTCGGTGGAAATACCATCACTGTCTCTGCCATACAGACAGCTGAAGTTGCCCCAATGATTGAATCATCTTCTGATTTTGATGAAACAGCAATTGTTGCTGGATCATTTGATATTTATGTTAACGGAGTTAAATCTAGTGTTGCTGTAGCTGGCGGTTACACAGACAATGCTGCACTAGCCGCTGATGTTGCTAGCTGGTCTGTTGCAGGAGTTAGTTTTTCTGTTGACGGCGTTGACGGAGCTTCTTCAATATCTGTTGAGGCAAATGCTGATGCTCTAGCTAACAGAAAAGGTTCTGGTAAATCTATTGAACTTAAAGATGGCGCAGGATCTCCTCTTGCAGCTATGAATATGGACGAAGGCATTGAAGTTTCATCTGTTGAAGCGGCAATGACTGTAACTGTTAAACAGACTCGCGATCTTATACAAGAACAAGAGACTGTCGGTGGAAACGTTGTTCTTCAAGTTGGTTACAGTGGAGCAAGCGCAACAGCAACTGTACAAGTTACAAGTTCACAAGTAATCTTAAATGCTGGATCAGCCATATCGTTTGATAAAGCTGCCTATGGCACACTTATACAGCTAGTTGAAGCAATTAACCTTAACGCTGGCTGGAAAGCATCTCTTTCTAGCACTCTATACAATTCACTATCACCTAGCACTCTAGATCACGTGACTGTTGGAGCTAAATGTTCTGATTCTGCTAGTATTAAGCCAGCAAGAATCAAGAAAGATTCAGCTGAAGTTGCTCAAATGCTAAAAGAATCAAATATAGCAGAGCTAGTAGATCAATCAGAAGTTGGTCTAATGGACGCTATGTCTGAAGCTGCACTCGCTGGTGGTGTACTTGGTGCTACAACTTCTGCAGATATCGTAGAAGCTCTTGCAGCATTTGAAGAGATCAGAGTAAACGCAGTTGTTCCTTTATTCTCTAGAGACGCACTCGTCGGTTCAGATACTCCATCTGCTGATGTTCCTGATAATCTTACAGATGTTGGATCAGCCTATACAATACTTGGTATTCATCAGGCCGTTAAAACTCATTGTAACTTTATGAGCACTACTAAAAATAGAAGCGAAAGACAGGCTTACTTATCATATAAAAATAGCTTTGATGCTTGTCGTGATAGAGCTGCTCTTCTTGCTGATCCTAGAATTCAACTTAGTGTTCAGGACACAAGAAACATCGACTCTCAGGGTAACATAAAGTGGTTCCAGCCTTGGGCACAAGCTTGTATGCTAGCTGGCGCAAGATCTGGATCTCCAGTTGGAACACCGCTTACATTTAAGTTTTTCAATACAAGCGGAATACGCCACACAGAACAGTCGATGTCTACTCCTGAAGAGGATATTGAAATTGACTTCAACCCAAATACTCACTATGAGCAAGCTATTCTTAACGGAATAACTTTCTTTGAGCAGCCGCAGTCTGGCGGTATTCGTTGTCTACTTGATAACACTACTTATCAGAAAGATGGTAACTGGGTACTTAATCGTGGTAACGTAATGTACGCTGCAGATATTCTAAGCTTTGATTTTAGAAATCAACTAGAAAATATCTATATCGGTGTTAAGAATACTGTCTCTGTCTCTGAGATTAGATCTACTGCTGCCTCATTGTTGAGCACATATCTAGCTCAAGGTATAACAGTGGCAACACCTGCTGCTCCAAATGGTTATAAAGACCTTAGTGTTCAACTTAATGGTAACGTGATAAATATAAGCGTAACAGCTGTTCTTGTTGAAGGAATCGACTTCATACTGAACGACATCACCATTACTAGAGCAGAAGCTTAATAACATCGGTACAAAATATGAATAAACTACTAGAGCTTGAAAAAAGACTTAGAGACATGAGAGAAGAACTTCAGAAGAGTTTATCTAATGAAGATGAGCTTTCTAAAATTATGTCATCTAACACGACAGCCCCAGGAAGTGTTAACACAACTGGCGGACCATCAATTGCTTCTCAGATAGGTTTTGGTAAGGCAGAAGGAAAGAAAGAGTTAAAAGGACGTCAGCACAAGCTTGATCATGACAAAGACGGTGATATAGAGGCTGATGATCTTGCTGCTCTTCGTGAAAAAAAGAAAATGAAGAAAGCAGAACATCCAGATGAGAAAGAAGACAAGAAGTTGATTGCTGAAGCTCTAGATCGTCATAACGAGAAAAAACATGGCGAAGCAAAAAACAAAGATTCTGCTAAAAAAGACATTGGTCTTAAGAAGAAAGATGACGATGAAGGCGAAGAGTCTCAACATTGGGCAGCAATAAGAGACGGAATTGCAAGTAGAAGAGTAAAAGATCCAGCAGCTGATCGCTACGGTCGTGAGACGATGGCTGGTGATACAAATCATCCTTACGATGACGATGAACCTGAAATACAACCTAAGAACAGTGTTCCAGATGCTCCTCCAAAAAAACTTTATAAGAGCGAAGAGCAACTCACAACTGGATCTAACGGTCAATGGATTCTCACTAGTTCAAACGACAGACAATAATCCGCAAATTCTATGTCTATAGATATGCTACTGGGCCCACGAAAGTGGGCTTTTGTTTTTGCTTAAGTTTCTAAATGATATAATATACTAAGCCTACATGAGTAGGTATAAATTCAAGGTAAGTGGAACCGAACCACAGGAGTTTTTATGTCAGGACAAGTCCCTTCTTTTATTACAGGGGCAAATGCCAAAATCAAGCTAGGAAGCATGACCATGGCGTATGCACAAGATGTCAGTTACGCAGTTGAAGTCTCAACTATTCCAGTTGAAACTATTGGCCGCTACGAAGTTGTAACTAATGAACCAATCGCTTATTACGTAAGTGGATCACTTAGTGTAATCCGTTATACAAGCAATGCTGCGGCTATAGCTGGATTGTCAGGTGCTGCACAAAATACCACAGGTAACTCAATAAACAACTGGAACGATACTACCACTGGTGGCAATGTAGGCTGGCAGTTTGATCCAGCTCAAATTGTTGCTTCAAAAACATTTGATCTAGAAGTGTTCTCTAAGTTAAATACTGCAGGAACCGAGTCGATTGTTAAAATTCGTGACTGTAGATTTACTAGAAAAACAGGTGCTGTTACTAAGCGCGGTCTAATAGTAGATCAATTTTCATTTACTGCTGTGCTTATGGATCACGATTCTGAAGTGCCTGCAGCTGGTACTGGAGATCCGGATCTAAACGGCGGCGTCTAGTTCGCATAAAACGAGGCTTTAATGTCGGGCATATCGCCTTCTTTTATTACAGGTGCAAACGCCAAAATCAAGATTGGAAACTTGACTATGGCGTTTGCTGCTGACGTTTCTTATCAAATAGTTACGTCAACTATACCTGTAAGAGTTATGGGTACAGTTGAAGTAGTTGCCAATGAGCCAACTTCCTACGCTGTTTCTGGTAGTTTTAGTGTTATTCGCTATACTAAAGATGCAGGATCAGATACGGTTACACTTACAAGACTAGTAGAATCACAAACGGCCATAGATGAAGATGGAAATCCAACGATAGAACAGAGACCGCAGTCTTACTCAGGTGGCAAGTCGATACCTGGCGCTGCGGAAAGTGGCAACTCAATACATAGATGGAACGACGCTCGTGCTGGAAACATAGGTAGGCATGTGGATCCTGGATCAGTACTACAATCTGCAACATTTGACTTAGAGATCTATTCTAAATATAAAAATAATGATTCTGAGCTAGTATTAAAGATACGTGATTGTCGTATAACGGGAAAGACAGGTTCTCTTAATAAAAGAGGCTTAATGATAGATAACTTCATGTTTAACGCAATACTAGTAGACAATGACGAATCTATATCAGTATCAGAGAGCGGCAACAAAGACTTAGGCAGTCGTGCATCTAAGCTTAAAGATTTTCTATGAGCGGTAAAAAACCATTTTTTTTAACAGGTGCCAATGCTAAGATAGTTGTCAACAACAAGACACTAGCCTTCGCAACCAATGTTAGCTATCAAGTAATCGTTAATCACGCATCGCCTATAGTTCTAGGCATGTATGAGGCTACTTCTATAGAGCCATTAAGTTATAATGTTTCAGGTCAATTTTCAGTAATAAGATATGTTGCAGATGTAAAAAACACTGGAATAAACAACGTGGCTGACAGCAGTACAGGCAATGGTATAGGTAATTGGAAAAGTTTCAGTTCTCCATCAGGACAGCCGGGTAAGTATGCAGCCGATGGCAGAGCCAATGAGTCGCTTAATCCTGGAAGGCTAGACCAGGCAGTAGGCTTTGAAATACAAATATTTCAGGGATCCACTTCTGTAGCCAGAATAAGGAACGCGCGCATAGTACAGGCTGCTTTTAGTGTTGGAGTAGATGCTCTTGCTCAGCAAACTTTTTCGTTTCAGGCCATTTATGCAGACGAGGACAGTTTTTTAGCAGATTTTTCTGGCAGAGGACAGCAGTTTAACTAATTATGAGTGGACAAAATAAAATAGACAGTAGCCCTAGATTTGATCAGCAGTTAGCAAATAACGCTGTCGCTAGTGTTGGTTCAATATTCTCTCTTAGGCCGGTTGCAAAGTATTTTACTGGTGCTAGATGTATTATTCGATTAAATGGCGAAATAGCAGCTTTTGCTACAAGTGTTTCTTGGAATATACAGACGTCAGCAGAAGAGATACAGACAATAGATTCATATCTTGCGCATGAACTAGTACCTACTAGAATATCGGTTTCTGGCAGTATTTCTGGCTTCAGAATACCAGGCAATAGCCCGTCTTATTCTGGTACAGAGCCTGGAAGTCCTCTGGCAGTAGCTGGACTCAGCGTGC